CGGCAAGTTTTGCTTTAAGAGCGGCCAACTTATCAGAAGTGGTTGCATCAATTTCATCAATTGCTTTCTCAAAAGCAAGTTGAGCATCTAGCAAGGCTTTCTGTAGAACCTTTTGCGCTTCGGCTAGACCTTCATCTAGTTTCTTTTGTGCATCCTCGCGGGCCTTTTGTAATATTGCGGCGGACTCAACTAGCGAAGCCTCGAGTTTTGCCTTGGCCTCAGCGATCGCCTCTTGTAATTGTGTGGCCGCTTCCAGCATACGAGCATCGCGTTCGGTCTTGGCTTCGGTCATAGCACGGCTGTATTCGGCGTTAGCCTCGGCTAGAGAGTTCTTTAACTCCAGGTCAACTTCAGCCAAAGAGTCCTTCAGATCAATTGCTACCTGGTCGTAAGCATCCCGCAACTCAGAAGTTGCTAGATTTGCTCCGTTGCTCATGGTCCTGGCTAATGTATCAAGCCCTGTTTCTTGGATTGCCTCAAGATCCATGAAAGTGTTCTGAATTTCAGCCTGTTGCTCAGGCGATGCTTGCTTAAGTTGATCCACCATTTGAAGGCCAATTTCAGGTCCAGCCTTAACAATTTGTTCAATAAATGTTTGTGCGTAACCCTCACCAGCAAGGTAGCCCGCAGCCTCTTGTAACTTTCGAGCGTTCTCTAAGTCTCTTTTCATATTGAACAAGACTGAACCAATGTCATTATTGCCTTTGAAAATCTCGGTCAAACTGAAACCTGTGCCTGAAGCAAAGGCGCTGCGCAAGCGATCTACAGACTGCTTGATAATTGACACTTCTTTTTCAGAAGCCTTAAGGCGTAGATCGGCTGATTTTGCGGCGGCAGACTTTCTAAGGTCTGTTAACTTATTTTGAAGGGTGGCTTCAATGTCCGCAGTTTTCTTTGCGTAATCTTTCGCAATATCCACCATGGCCTTTGTGTGTGTATTTTTTGCGTCAACAACAGCGGCATCATAGGTTTTCTGCGCATCGGCTCGGCGCTCACGATCGGCTTCCTCGGCCGCCGCTATTGTTTCTTTGTAATCATTTTGCAGATCCGCAACCTTTTCATGATAATTTTGATGCGCCTCAATTGACTTTTCAATAAAAGCCATTTCAATATCTAGCAACTTTTCAGCACGCTCTTTTGCTTTATCTGCTACTTCTTTAGCCGCTGCTTCTACCTTTGGATCAACAACTCCTGGCTTATCTTTTCCACCTTTGGTTGCTTTCTCGACCTTCTTGCCATTCTTTTCAGCAGCAGCGCCCATTTTGTCCAAGCCAGCGGCTAGATCTTTGGCTTTTTTAGCCGCAGCATCAGCAAAATTGCTGGCACCTTCCATACCTTTATTCAAAAGGTCTAGACCTGTTTTGGCATACTTACCCACACCTGGCAATTTAGATAGCACAGTTAAAACTAATTTAAGAGGATTTAATAAGAATTTAATGAATGATAAACCCACATCAGCGATAATAGGAATGATGGAGGCAAAAGCATTGAGCGCAACTTTTGCCACGGTGATCACAGCCTTGCGAAAGGTGTCACTCTTTTTCCACAGTAATACAAAGCCCGCCACTAACAAAGCAACAGCCGCTACAACAAGGCCTATGGGATTGGCATACATAACAGCGTTGAGACGCAATATGGAAGCCGCAAGCGTGTTAGTTGATGCTATAGAAGCCAACTGACCACCTGACAAGAGGACCTGGGCTACAGCAAATACTTTGCTTGCGGTTGCTGAAGCGATCACCACAGTCTTATAAGCAACAAAGGCTGTCGTTGCGACTCCAACACCAATTGCTATAGCCTCAATGTAATCTATGTTCTTTTTAAAGAACGCGCCCAATTTGGTTAATACAGGAATTATGAGGTCTAGTATTTTTAACAATCCTCTGAACGCTGGCATAAGCGCATCGCCCACGGCAACTTTGGCATCCTCAAATTTAGCCTGTAAAGTTTTCATGGTGTTAGCGGTTCCGTCAGCCGTACGCGCATAATCGCCTTGAGCAAGCGCCGTGTCTTTTAAGATCAATGAGTAAGCAGCCTGGGACTTGATCGCAACAGGCAGGGTTCCACTTGTCGTTTCAATAAGACCCATGCGAAGGGCTTCCTCTTTTAAGCGAACTTCTGAAAGGGCAACACCAAAGCGCTTTAAAGGTTCTGTTTCACCTGAAAGACCTGATCGCAAAGCGGTGATGGCTTGGTCGATGGATGTGTTGTTAAACGAAGCCATGTCAGCGGCTAACTGAACAAGGCTGACAGACATCTTTTGGGACTCGCCTTGGCCCAAACCAAATGCCTGGAATAAGTTACCGTAAGTTCCAGCCGCTTCTAAAGCGGCCTGGTTAGAAATACCTAAATTAGAAGCAGCGCTTTGGCCAAACGCTTCGACTTCTGCCGCGCCTTCACCAAACACAACCTGCACTTTAGATAAAGACTCGGCCATGTTGCTGGCCGCCATAACTGACTCTCTAGCAAACGCGGTAACTTGCGAAACGGCAAAAGTTGCACCCATAGCAGCGCCAACCTTTTTTAAGGTTCCTATAAAGTTAGTCATGCCGCTGCTGGCTGTTTTTACATTGTCATCTACGCCTTTGATCGCGCTCTGCGCCTGGGCGAGACCCGCTTTCAACTGGCTTACATCGGCTTGAAGTTGAATAAGAATTGGCGGGATCGTTGATGCCATCTATTAACTCCTCAGATACGATGCAAAAGCGCCAATGAATGTCCTGCTTAGTTTACCTGATTGTTTCAGGCTTTCGGCGGCAGGAACAAGGTACGGATATTTTACTCCTGATTTCCACTCGGGGAGTCCTAGTTCAACAGCGCGTGCGTACACCATAGAAGCGCCAACTTCGGCAACATAATTTTGGCCGAAGCCGATCTTTGTCTGCGAATAAATAGAACGGCGCAAGTTACCAGTCATGACATTGGGGCCAGGGCCTGTGCCTGGAATATGCCCCTGGCCTCTTGGGTGCGTTCCTGTGTTGGCATTCTTTTTGGCTTCGCGTTCAACAGTAGCAGCAGCCATACCGATCGCAAAGCGTGCGGCGTTGTTTACATCAACTTCTGTTTTACCAAGAGCGGCTAGAACTTGGGGCAGGTTTGTGAATTCAAATGTCACTCTCGCACCTCACTTTGCATCTTGGTTACAGTTGCTGCTATTCCCAACAACCAATCAGCGGTACTTGCGGGTAGATCATCCACTTGCGCGGGTGTCCATCCGAAGCGATCGGCAAACTGATAGTAGTACCACTCCTCATCGGGGTAATCTAGATCAGGTCGGCGTTCGCCACCTTCAAGCCACCACCTTAAGCGTTCGAGTTGTCGGTACCCGCTTTTGGGTCTTGCTCGTTCTCAGGTGTATCGCCCAAGGAAGGGAACAGAAACTTCTGTGCATCCTTTGTAGCGTCAACCAAAGCATCGTAATCTTTCATTTCTAACTCATCTAGGTTTTCGATCTTAAGCGCGGGGATCAAAAGGTCAAGAGACCAGTCCTCAATCAACATCGCAATCAATGCATCGCCTAGTGCTAAGGCTCGAGTTAAATCTCCGCCTTCAACATCTGCCGTTTTTAACACGCGCTTGCGATCTTTCACGCGTAGAGATTTAGGGTCCTTCAAAGTCACAGTTGCGCCTGAAGGTAGTGTTATCTTTTCTGACATTTTTGCCTCCTGTTTGTTTGCCTTCCTAGATCATAACCTAAAGGGAGCAGGTGGGTGGGATGGCGGGAAGGCGTTCGCCATCAACCGATCCCACCTGCTCTTGGATTTAAGCGTAGGTTCCTGATGCTTTCGCGTTCTGTAGGACCCACTTGATCGGTGCAAAACCGCCTGTTGATCCAGCGTCAGTTGTATTTCCCTGGCCGTTGAGATCAATTGAAACCTGAACGAAGTCCTCACCGCGTTCAATAACGGCGGCTGTGTAAGCGCCCTTAGTGATTGTGGCCTGGATTTGAACAGCAGCCGCGCCTGTGCCGTAGGCCCAGTTAAGAACGATTGCTGGTTGAGAGTTGTTTAGGTAACGGGTTAGTTCTGTGTCATCCTCCATGATGAAAGTGATCTTGCCCGTTACTTCCAAAGGTCCCAAGAAAATGTTGTATGGGTTCTGAGTGTTGCTGATGCCATAAACAGGAGTGACGGATCGAGCCATGTCGATGTTGCCTGTCATGGAATTGGAAACCGCAGAGCCTCCAATAGAAACTGTGCCGCGCCAAACTTGAGTAGGCAAGATGGTTGAGAAAGTTGGAGTTGGATCGGCGACTGCGCTTGATGCCCAGCCTGTTGTCTTTGTATCGTACTCAAGCATTCCGTCAGCGTTAAACTTTAAAGAGAAGTCTGAGAACTGGCATCCTGGATAAGAACGAACATCTGCTGCGTAGAAGTCGGTCAGCGTGTATGAAATTGGCTGATCATCTGCGCCTGATGTGAGGCTGTTCTTTAGAGAAATCGTGTGCGTGAATGGTGCTGTGGCACCTGTTGTTGCTACGGTTCCAAGAAGGCCCGCAATACCGTATCCAACTGTGTCGGCAAATACTGCGCCACCAAAGTCAAATGTAGAGCGTGTGCGGCCTTGTAGATAAGCGTAATTAACAACATTTGAACCACGAAGTCCTGTGTCGTAGAGCGGATCTACAACATCAACAGGCTTAATGCTGTCTTTTGCTACTGGTATAAAATCTGTTGGGGCGACAATCGTACCTTTGGTTGCTTCTTTAGCGATACCCAGGTACGAGCGTACGGATTGCTGTACTGACATTATTCACTCTCCTTAGAGTCGGAGTCTGACGCGGCAGACTTGATTGGGGCTGGTGTTGGAATTGCTGCGGGCTTCGCTGCTCCTGGTGCTAGGCAGTCAGGATGAGTAAAGCCTTCGGGTGCGTCAAACTCGTCACCTGGTTTTACTGTGATCCCCAGCGATGGGAACACTCGTTCATCTGTTCCGTTGTATTTCAGTTTCATGTTGCTCCTTATGCTTGGAT